CAGCACCTCGACCACGGGCACCACCTGCACCACCTGCACCACCTGCACCACCTGCACCACCCGCACCGGGTCCTCCACATATCAGACCAAAATTTGTGAAAATTAATCGCACGTTCGACATATCAGTAGCACCGGTCATATCAATCGCGTGACCACCGTTCGTGCCGGGATTTGTTAAGTTTTTGGACCCTACAATATTTCCCGTATTAACAAATCGAACGACAACTTTACGAGTACTCCTTGGAATAGAATCATTTCTCAAATCTGTTCCATTGGTGATAGAATTCTTCAGTAGTGCCGGGTTGCTTTGTGTGTTGCCCTCATGATGAATTATATATTCCTTAGCTGCACCACCGAAGGATCTCATATGTAAATCTTCACCCGACGATGCAATCCGAAAGGCTTGATTACCTCCATATATATCATTAAGAGTATTAGCAATTCGTATAACCATCGTCTTATAGGTTGGACTATTCTCGTCGTCTTTATAATACTGACTCAATCTTTTACCAGATTCTCCTGTTTGATCATACATACTACGTATATGGCTAAATCTAAGTGTTTCACCAGCATAGATTGGATTTGGTAAATACCAATTATCCGTTACTGACCATGTCATGAATCCTTCTATGATTAGATCACAAAATATTCACGGCAACGTCGTCCCACGTACGAACACTTATGTTCGTCTCTTCACACCACGGGTAAACATCTTCACCCACGAAATGAATGGCGTTGATTCCGCTGTTGATACATTCCGTACAAATCCCGATATTGTCGTCGATGATCGTGTCGAGGGCGAGTGACCGACAGATATCCGCCTTCTTGACCTCGAGGGGTGTGAAGCTGTTGGTGAGGACGAGGTCGTCGAAGATTCCTGGGAAATACTTTTCGAGCCACCACTCTGTCGTATCTCTGACAATATCCTGACGACCTGTCACGACATACATTTTATCTGCATCCTGGCGAAGTTTAGTCAATGTGGCACGAGCCCCGGGGATGGGTCTGAGATTCTTGAATGCCTGACTACTATAAAACGCCCGTACCATCTTTTGAGATTCCGGTTCGGAAATCGAAAAGATGTCACGGTACAGATAGGGATATTTTTCTTTACGGGGTAAATGAACGCCACGCCATTGAGCCATAGGAAACAAAAAGGGAACGAGTACTTCGTCGATGTCAACAGCGATCCTGTTCATTTAATATATGCGGGGGTTTTTCATCCATCACTCGTAATCTCTAACTGCCACACCCACTGGAAATCGGGGTACGCCGAGGGCTGTCAAATTTTGAAATCGGACCGTGAGCCGTTTTCCGATATACCCGTCTCTCTCCTTTAGAAATTTCTTCCGTGTCTCGAGTGTTCCCTCGGGTTTGGCGGAAAAGTGTTGATCACCCACTTTACATACCCATATGGCTGTCCCCTTTTCGCGTCCTGTACCTTCTTTTACGTCGACGATTTCATATTCCTCCGTCTGGAAATCTTTGTACTTGAGAAGATAGTTACTTCGCTTTCCAATCTCGTACACACTGGTACGATCACGAATCATCGTTCCTTCGAAGCCCTGACTCATGAACATATCGTGATACCCTTTCATATCATCATGTTTCTTCACCTCGAACGTTTCGACAATTTCGTAATGAGGATTTTTAATTCCTCGTAGGTGAATCATGCGTTCGCGGAACGGGAGATCCGGCTTCTTGGTATCGAAATAATCAAACACGTGGAACTTTAGTTTCAGTGGTTCGGTCTTGAATGCACTTGTGAGTTCTTCGAATGACATCGTGGCATCGTACGCCTCCCCGTCGAGATACTCACCCTCCACGAGTCCTTCACCAAGTATTTCAGTCCCAGGTATGATCTTACCTGTTCGCGAGATACCACCATCCTTTGATACCAAGAGACGAACACCGTCCAGTTTGGGTTGGACATAAAAAGGTTCGGAAATGTACTTCCGGCGATCCTCCCATTTATTGGCCAGCATCGGGAGAATCTGGGTACACTTGGTCTTCTCGTTGGCCCACATGGTCTGTGCCCGTTTGAGAGCCTTCTCGTACCCCGTCTTGACGAGTGTTCTCGATTCGATACACTTTTCACTTCCGACGACACCCGTCACTTTGACGATATCCGCCGTACCATTTCCATGGTCCTCCACGCGAATATCCGTGAATCGTTCGCGTCCGTGTTTATCTTCTTTAATAAGGCGTTCCATCCTAGGAATATTTAAATTCTCAACTTTAAATAGATGACCGATTTACCAGTAATCAATCGCGGTAGGATGGAACGACTTAAGTTGCCAGAAGAAGAGGGACTGAGTATGAATACTGTGTGTATCGTACTCATATGTCTAGTAATTTTGGGTCTATACAAGCGTTACGTTGACATTAGCCAGTCGCGTGAACGATTTTATACTTTAGGCACTTCGCCGACGTGAGGTAGATATCCTTCTTCATCAATTTTTTAAATTTCTTTTCGGGAATTTTCGTCTTTTTCATGTAAATATCTTTGATAGCCTTCATGAACTTTGTACACGATTTCATCTCATCCTTGAGTTCTTCGTAGTTTCCCCAAAACTCACCCGTCGAGAGTTGGTGAATGAGAATATGAGCGTTGACACCCATCCGTCGCTCGGATCCACCCAGCAACATGAACGTCGCCGCACTACAACACGACCCCTGTGCGATGGTCATGACCTTGACTCTCGACTTTTCGATGATGTTCATGGCCGCGATTCCTGAGAAGAGATCGCCTCCTTCGCTCATGATGTGCACTCTGATAGCTGGTGTGTACCCGAACAGGTCGGCAGCTCGTTTGAGTACATCAATCTCGAGCTTTTTAAAGTTTTCGGTAAACTCGAGGATACTCTCCTGTGTGATCTCACCGTAAAAGAAAATCTCGTTGCCGATCGTCTTCACAGTCGTCTGGGTCTCTTCGGCGTCTTCTTTCGATTGCATGTTTGAGTCCTTTTTTTACATTTGTCACGTCTTTCTGTTTTAACTTCGTTGTCGATGCGAGGTGATTCATCACGTCGAAATCCTGGGGTGTCAGATCGTATTCCAAGAGGCGGTCGTACCGTCCGAGTTCAGCGTATCGCTTGAGCAGACACATCTCCTCGACACCGAGGCGATTCTGAGACTTTCTTCGTATCTCGTTATATTTTTTGAAACGCATCTTGAAGTTTCCAAACTTTGTCCAGGCACTTCCGGTTCGAACCTTCTCGGGATCGAGTGTGTTTCCCATGTATGCCTTGGGTGTTCGTATACCACTGTGGACATAATAGGGAAGAAGAGCCCAATGACCGTTGTACACCTTCGTGTCCAATGTGTCGGCTTCGGACAGACTACTCGCGATCCGGACGATGTCAGCACCTTTCGAGTCTGGGTAGTTTTCCTGCAGCGTGTCACAGATGTGTCCGTGTTCAGGGAGTGTGTCTAACCACGGAAACGGCTCCGGGGTGCACAGAATGTCCCTCACATACTCCTTCGAGGTTTTGAACGTGTCGATGTGGTCGTATTTTTCCATGTAGTGAAGAAAGTTTCGCACAGACCCTTTCGCCTTGGACGCAGCTTCTTCGGATCCGGGTCCGGAGTTGATGGTCAGGAGTTGTTCGTGTGTGAGAGGTGGTATGAACACAGTCACGAAATTGGGTAACATGTACGCAGAGATGGAAGTCACGATGGTCGAACGCCCGTTGATGGTTCCGTGCTCCACCACGTGATCGATCAAATTTTTGTACAGAAGAGGCTCGGCATCGTAGTCTTCGATCACGACGGGAACACACGTCTCTTTGAGATACTCGACAGTCGTCTTGGCCTGGATCTCTATACAAGGGAGTGTGTCGATGACGTTTCGAAGAAGGTGCGTCTTTCCCACACCAGTCGGTCCACACACGAAGATGTTTTTATGTTCGGACAGGAGACGTGTCACGCGTTCGAGGGCTTCGACGTGTATCGTGCCATTCGAGGTGTTCTTTTTTTGTGGTACAATTTTAATGAAGCGATCCATGGACGAACTTACTAATCAGGCCATAGATTTGGTGCTCGAGAATGACGCACTTCATAAACGTGTCGTCGAACCTTTAAAAAGGAGAATATTCCCGTACGCCATGTGTGCTGTCATCTTCCACCTCATACTACTCATTCTCGTGGTTCACCTCGTTCGACGTCTATCGATCCTTCACGACTCGCTTCGCGTGAACTGAGTATTTTACCGACATTCTCGAACGGGGTATCGTCCGTGATGGCGGTCAGTACGTTAATCGGACGTACGTCGAGTATCTCGGGTTTCACGAAATCAGTCTCTTCGTCCGGGTACGTCGACTCGAACTCTCGAATTATTCGAATGGGAACCGCTGGCGATTGTTCGATCAGTCGGTCATACTCCGCCTTACACTCCTCGACAAATTTGAGACCATCCTTCTTACGCTCCCCCCTGGGGAGGGCGAGCATCAATCGAATGTTTCGCGAGAGTAACCCGTACGATAACGCGGCGGTCCTATGATTTTCCATGAGCTCGTTTATTTTCAAAAACTGCATGATCGTCGCGATCAAACCCGCCACCAAATTCATACCACCGATCACGGAGGGTACTGTCGAACGCATCCCCTTTGGAAATGTATTTTGTGCGAAATTTGCCGTACCTGTAATGGTCGACAACACGATGACGGGTAACGTAAATCGCATAGACAGTGTCTTGTACATGAGGAACGCCCGGTGATTCATATATCTGTAACACGCGGCAGCCTCACCCCATTGACGCAGTATGTTTTCATGCTGATCACTCCATGTTTTTTTCGTCATATATAATATATGAACATAATCTTCGTGATTCACTTGTTCATCCTCGTCGCTGCGGTGTTCGTACCACTGTTCGTCAAGGACACACGGTGGCTGGAGATGTATTCACTCTTCGTACCGTTTGTATTTTTTCACTGGGTGACGAACGATGACACCTGCTGTTTAACGCAGCTCGAAATTTATTTCACCGGTCAGGAAAAGACTAAGACGTTCATGTCGCGTGTTCTCGACCCCGTCTACAACGTGTCGGACGACGCGTCCGGGCGTCTCATCAAATTGGCCGCCTTCGCGTTGTGGATGCTCGTCCAGGTCCGCCTGGGAAAAATACATGCGATAATGGGACTTAAAAAGTAAACGGGATGGTGATGTATATGGATACGATCAAGAACGCCCGACTTCTGAACAAGGAGAACTATGTCAACGAGGTGGAAAAGATTCACACTCGAATCGACGAACTCAACGACAAGCTCGACGAGGTCGATGATGACGACGAGCATGTCAACCAGGTGAAGCTCGACATGTACCCCGAACAGATTGAAGTTCTCCAGAAGAGGGCGGAGGCGTTGAAGAAGCGTTTCGAAAAGGATAATGAACGGTACGATGAACTCCTTACCGAACTCAAGAAGACAGAGACGACGGAGTTCAACCTCGACTATCTGAAGTCGGAGCCCGATGCCCGCACGGAACTCGATTCGATCATTCGCTCCATCACCCAGATTTTGGTGAACATGCACACCGAAGACTAAAGTATTTTCACTACATATTATAAAGATGAAGGTTAATTACAAGCTCATAAACTCCCTGGTCCTTCTTTCGATTCCGGTTATCATGATTTACGCGATCGTGAGAAACCCAGTCGAGGTTGAAGTTCCTGTCCCGGTTCCCGTCCGCGTTCCCACGAGGGTACCCACCACTCCTCCGGAGTTCAGGGGTCCTCCTATCAAGAAGTACAAACCCGGGCGTTTCCAACAGGTGGGTATCATGACGAACGATGTGGGTGAGACGCTTCCGCTCTATGGTCGTGAGGTGCGTGGCCGACGTGATCGGTATCATTACCACACGACCACACAGGGTGATCAGGTGTACCCCATTCCCGTGTCGATCGATGGGCGTGAGTGTACGGAGGACATCGGGTGTCCTGAACTGTATGGTGGTGAGACGGTCACCGTCTTCGGTAAGGATACACCATTTACCGTGAAGACGTACCGGACTGATAATTATTTCTAATCAAATCGAATTCTCGCATCACGAGTGAGTTTCCAGTCTGAGCTAAAAACGCTTTGATCTTCAGCAGTTGTAACACAGTGTCGTCATCCAAGTGGTGCAAAAAACGCCGCTTCGCTTGAATGTCGTCCAACTGACTATTCTCTTTCTGTCCCTGTACGTAAGGCCACGTGTGTCGCCTCAATTCGTCGAGCTCACCTCGTAGGTTCGCGAGTTCCGGTAACACGACTTCGCGTATGAGACGATTCGTCTCTTTCAGGTCGTCAGTGTAAGACATGTTTATAAATCGTTTATTTTCTTTATAAATGATAAATGGACTATCAAGACCTCAAGAAAAGGGTGAAATCCATGGGACAAAGAGTCACTAAAGACGTCAGGGGTAAGCGTGTTCGTCTCACGATTAACGAACTTCGTAAGAAGGTTAAGCGTGACATGAAAAACAGGGTGAACGATGCGAGAGAGACGATCGCCATGTGTAGGTCTATCGTGAGCATGAACGGGAAACCTCAGGCCCCACCACCACCGCCCCCGCCTCCGCCTTCGGGTATCCCCAAAAAACCGGTCATCAACAACAAGCGAGTTAAACTCATGAGCGAACTTAAAAATGTACTGAAAAAGCGGGGTCTTAACCAACGGTAAACGTGATGCCGAACCGCTTGGTCATGTACTTCTTCGCCAGAGGTAAAGATGGTTGACTCCAGAGTAACCACCTCGACCAAAACCCGGCCGTTCCGATACCTTTCGCGTTCCACGCCTCTTTATCACTTTTGTTCACACCCAACATGCGAACATGCACACGCTGATCACCGACTGGAACATTTCCTCCGTGTCGCTGAACATATAAACGCATTCGCATGGGGTCTTTATGAATCGTATAATCGGAGTATCCTCGACCACCGAAGTCAACTTCACGACCATCCTCGAGGATGGCCCTGAATTTTTTAGACGGGTTGGGGCTCTTGATGAGCCTGACCTTCATTATTATAGTAGCGTGAGTTTATTATCGGATCAGGCACCCTTGCATGCGGCACAATAGTTCTCGACGAACTTGCGTTCCTTTCCACGCTTGAGAAGGAAGATGTGATCGTACATGTGAAGAAGAGTCAGAGCAGTGACGAACAAAATCGCGGGGCGGTTACCTAAGTTTTTCGTAAAGACGAGCACGGCGAGGAGAATACCGAGAATAATCGTCTGGGGGATCG